CCAATTACTCCACCATCTAAGACAGCATCTTCTAAATGTGTCATGTGGAGATTAGCTCCAGCTGCTTCTGTCATATATGTTTTGAATCTAATCATGATTTGTACAACTCTTTGAATTCATCGGTCATTTGTGCGGTAAATGATGGTGCTGATCTAAAGTTTCCTTTATATCTTAATACAATATTACAAATCGGCATAGTGCCAATAACTAAGTCAAACTTCAGCATTGCTGCTGTAGCTCCTTCGTCAAACGCTTGTACTGCGTCTGGTGTAGGTCTGATAGTGGCTGTTCCAGTACTAAATAGTGTTTCTAATGTACTCGAAACGGTATCGATGTCTTTGTATTCACCCTTCTGAATATCTACACCTTTACGTGGGCCGTAATCTCCAACACCTGTTACAAGAGCAAAATCAAACTCTACTCTTTTTAAATCTCTTAAGTCTGCTTTAAATATCAGATCAACTAATTGTTTTGATAATAAATCAGTATTCTTCATAATCAGATCAGCCATTTTCTTAAACAGTGATCTGTTACCTTTTAGCTCTGCATTAATAATTTCATTTGGAATACGTTGTACAAACTTCTTCCAATTTTGTGCAGTTAGTCTTGTTCTCTTTAAATCTGAAATGACCTTAGCTGGGGCAGTCTTTGTTCTTACTGCTCTTCGTATAACACCAATATAAAATGCAGATGCGCTACGATCAAGCTGTGTCATTAAAGTAGTAAACTTACGATCTTGGAATAGTGTTCGGAATGATTTATTAATAAGAGTTGGATCTGTTTCTGATAATCTTTTCTTTTTCTTTAAAGACACACCAAGGAACTTAGTTCCCTTCTTAATAATAAAGTCTGAACTATTAAAGTCTTTCATACCATGCTTAGTGATTTGAAATTGTCTAACGTCATCGTCCCAAGCTTGACCTGTTAAATATACTTTAGTAGCATTACCATAACCAGCATCGTGGCATGTTATAGCAGCTGAAACGGCTGAACATAAATTGACATAGTCGTTGTCTAAACTTGCAATTTGTCCATCAGTTGCACCTTTAACATTAGTTAGATTTAATTTAACAAACTGAATTAGCTCATCCATTTCTTCAACGGTTGTAGGTGCTGTAAGTTTATTCTTTAAACATAAAGCAGCTGTCATAAGCTCATTGGGATCAGTACCAGCTTTACTTCTTTTACCATCAGGTCTACAGTTAACATAGATATAACGTTTCATATCTTTGTGTTTAACTGTGATATCTTTGTCGATACGACTTGCTGGTGGCTCTGGGCCTTCTTCTAACTCTGGAGTATCAGCGATAATTGCTCTTGCTAATGAAGCCCATTTAGTACGTTTAGCATCTTCCATAATAGCGAACATACCAAGCTTTGAGCCGTTGGTTTTGTCTCGTCTATTATCAAGCTCGATCGCTGAATCTATAGTAGATATACCATCGTCGATTTTAGATATTACTTCAATGGCAAATGACTCATCGTCATCTTCATAGTTTGGAACATCAATAGGAGCTTCAAATAGATCATGAGCGAACTCACTGAACCCGAGTCCGTTTGAAAGGTCCCTTTCGGCAACTGCTTCCTTGCGGACAGGTTCAAGTGGTGTTACATCATCATGTACAGGTCGACTTGACTTAAATGTGCTAAAACTTTTCATGATTACCTTTGTATATTGTATAGGACAGTTTTAGTTATTTATAATCAGACTAATTGCACATCTGAGAAAACTGAACCTTTCCTACGTCCTTTGAGCCTCTGGCCGATGTCTGTTTTGTCAAACACTGGTCCATCGTCGTCATAGCTCTTCGTCTTTTTTCCGGAGTTACCACCGGAACCATCGTCAAGATTAACGTTGTTTTGTGCAGACTCTTCAAGCTCATAGATCTTCATCTTAGCACGGTCAATACCAACTAAGAATCTACGATAGTAACCTAAGTCACCCCAACGATTCTTTAACTGTTTGAGCATGAGTTGTCCGAGTTCATCGAGTTGTTCTGATGTTACTAGACCTAAGATACAGTCTGCTGTGTGAGTAATACCCATGGATTCAGATGTATTTGTAAGATCAACATCAGAGTTACCATAACCATCACGGTTAAACTGAGATGATGTAACTACTGCACAGTTGTACTCCATTGCTAGACCACGTACTTCTTCTGCGATACTTTTCACTAAGTTATAGCTTGAAGATGCAGCTGCACCTCTAACTCGTGATGAAGCACAGATATTAAGATAGTCTAAGAATATCACATCAGGCTTAAAGTTTTTCTTCATCTCTAGTTCATTTAGTAAGTGTCTAAAGTGACCAGAATGCACAGAGCCAGTAGGATACTCTTTAATAACAAGTTTACCCGTTGTTTTAGTTTTGTATCTCGCCATTCGTTTTTCATAAACATCTCTTGGAATCTCATTGATTTCGTCCATTGTAATGTCCATGATGTTAGCATCAATACGACGGCCGATCTCTTCTTCTGCCATCTCCATAGTAATATAGAGAACATTTTTACCATACATCAGATGATTGGCAGCCATGTGACATTTAAGCAATGACTTACCTCCACCAGTAGTAGCAAGTAATACAGTCATTGATTTACGAGGCAGACCACCTTTGGTAATCTTGTTTAGGATATCAATATCAAATGGTATACGCTCTTCTTTTCTGTGGTAATGATCATAACGATCTTCAAAATCAACAAGGTAATCGTGACCAACACTTGAGTCAAAGCTAATACCAAGACTATCTTGTAATAGTTTTGGAATGCTACCCTTGTCAATCTCACCTTCTTCACCATCAAGTATCAGAATAGATTTACGAATACTATTATACAGGTCTTTGTCTTGGCAGAACTTTTCAGTCTCGTCAAGTAAGAACTGTGAGTTAGTAGTCTCGTCAATAGAAAACTCATTCAACACATTTTGAATAGTAGAGTAAGTATCTTCGTTAAGATCTTTACGCTTCTCAAGTGACAACTTAAGAGCCTCTATGGTGGGAGGCTCTTTGTATTGATCTACATACTCGGTAACAGTATTGAAGATTTTACGATAAGACAGGTCTTCAAAGTAATCATCTTTGAGATAAGGAAATACCTTTCGGCTATAATCCTCATTCAGTATCAGATTCGATAAGATCGTCTTCTCTATCATCTTCGGCTTCTCCCATTTCAAGTGTAGTTAATTTGAATTTCTTTTCAACATATTCATTAAACTTTGGATCAGCGATCAGGCCTTCAAAGAATGGTGTATCACCTTCGATATCTTTCAGCCTACGCTTTGGTTCAATTACTTCACCAGTCTTTTGATCTACTACGTTATACCAACCTTGGTTAGCTTTACATAGGTGACCAGATTCAAGAGCTAATTCAAATAGACTTGAGTACTTTTGGATACCAGTGTCGTATAATACTGTAAATGGTAGTTTAGCTTTTTCTTTAACATACCTAGACTTCTCAATATTAATTGTGAACTTAAACCCTTTCAGGTCAGTACCTTCTTTCTGTTGAGATTTAGATATAATAAAGATCTGATTAGCTGAATAGTAAATACCAGTACCACCTGAAACGATGTTCTTAGGGAACAGACCAATTTCTTTATAGGTATGGTTAACAGCAACCATTGGAATATCTTTACCGGTAAGCTTTGGTGTAACAATTCTGAATAGTGACTTAAGCTGTTTTGCTCTTGTCATATCAGCAACTGATTTCTCATCCATGGCATCTTGAACTTCTTTACGAGAGGCCAAGTTACCAATAGAGTCGATCATAATAAAGACTTTATCTCCCTTGTCAATCTCGTCTAATCGTTTAGTAGCGTCAAACTTAAGTTGCTCTACGTCTTCGATTGGTACGTGAATAACACGGTCGGTATCAATGTTGTAGCTTTCTAGATACTCTGGAGTAATACCATACTCTGAGTCATATAAGATAGCAACACCATCTGGATATTTTTGTAGGTAAGCTTTCATGCAATAGAGGCCAAGTAGAGTTTTAAAACTCTTAGATTCACCTGCTACTACTGTCAAGCCTGGAAGTAAACCACCTTTAAGTGAGCCGCAGAAAGCGATATTCACAATGGGTAGTTCAGTTTGTATTGGATCTTTGGTATTAAAGAAGGAACTTTTTGATAGTACAGTCGATCCTTTGACTGAACCTGCCTTCAACATTTTGTCTAGTAGACTCATAATTATTCTCCGCTTAGAATTTGATGTAGTTTATCTGCAAAAGCGTCAAGTTTCTCGTAGCGATTCGGCCAATAGATATAATCTTTTTCCGGGTTCGCTTGAAGATTGTTTAACAATGGAATGATAGCTTCGTACATGATTTGTGCTTTGGCTGATGCCGATTCAGCGGTTGCTGATGCAGTCTCTGCTTGTGCTTTACTTTCTTGTACGACTGATAACTCATCTTCTGTCATGGCTGTAAAGCCAAAATCAAAATTGGTCATGTCTATTGTTTCTTTGATTGACATACTTTCTCCTTGTAAATGTGGGGCCCTTGCGGACCCCAAGCTTGATTAGTTTCTTGCAAGATCTTTAAAAATTGCGAGATCGTCATCGTCATCATCTACTGCAGATGCACTTTCTGCCACTGGTGCAGTTGGAGCTGCAGCCTCGGTGATAGAACTTGAGATATCAAGATCATCAGTCGGTGTGGTAGATTCATATGGAGATGGTGCTGCTACTTCAACTGTCTCAGATGCAAGGTCCAATACTCTAAAGAGCTTGGTCTTGAGTTCATCGTAAGACTTGAAGTTAGTAGGTTCAACTAGTTGTTGTAGGGAATGCTGTTGATTCCATACTGTTTCCATAGTTTCATCATCATCCGATAGCGGAGTTGGTGCATCGAACTCAGACTTATCATAGTTTGGGTAACCCTCAAACTGTCTGATTTTAAGTCTAAAGTTGGCGCCTTCCCAGAGGTCAAACGGATTTACTGGTTCTTCATCTTCAAAGGTCGGATTCATTTGATCGTTTAACTTATCAAATATCTTCTTACCGAATGAGTACATAAAGACTTTACCTTCATTTTCCGGATGAGCTGGGTCTTTGACAACATAGATATTTGAAGTATACTTCAATCTACGTTTCTGTTTACGAGCTTGATCTTTATCAGCGTCAACACCAGAATTCCACAACTTACCGTTGAATTCAGATACTGGATCGTCTTGGTTGATAGTAGTCAAACTGTTTTCAATATACCAGAGACCGGTTGGGCCTTGAAAGCCGTGGTCCCAGACTCTTACGAAAGGCATTTCTTCACCTTCGGGAGCTGGTAGGAAACGAATGATTGCGAAGCCGTTACCAGCCTTGTCTCTCGTTGGTTTCCAGAATTTCCCTGCGTTAGGGTCTTGGTATGATTTTGATGAAATCTTATCGAGCTGTGCATTTAGCGACTCGAGTGACTTCGAACGATTCTTCTTAAGCGAAGCAAAGTTTGTAGGTGCCATAATTTTTCTCCTGTTTATATAGCGTTATATAGCGTAGTATTATAATTGAAAGTTCTCACGGATTATTCCTTTGAACTTCCCTTCATCGTAAACTAGAAAAGGTTTATATTTTCTAGATAGTCTTATTATATCACGTGAGATTATTTTGTCAACTACTTTTTCATTCCAATACTCGAAAATATTGGCAGCATGGGACAGAATGGTGAAAGTCTCTAATGAGATTTTCTTCTGACTATACTGAGTCATAATGTATGGATGTTGACCATCACGTGATACAAAGTTTCCTGACCAATCCTCATGTAGATGGTTCAGGTCGGATTTAAAAGTGTAAGTCAGTGACTCAATCTTTTTCCTCCAATCGTTATATCTGTATTCAGCCTCGCTGTCAAGCAATTGCCTTATCCAGATATTTGGATTATTTATAAAATTAGCGAGCATAAAGTTTACTGGATCGTCTCGTTTTGACAACTTCAAAAAGAAGTATGCGTCATTACGTGTACGAAACTTTTCAATGGACGCTCTGATTTTTCCATTGTATTTTACGAAGTCGTAAGCATCTGTAGAGAAGTGTTTCTTCAATGCCAGGTACTTTACGTACGTATCAAATCCTTCGTCATTTATCATTACATAGATCGTCTAGATTTGCTTTTTCTTCATCGACTTTAACCATCCTAAGCTTAACAGCTTCGTTGCGAATCTTCTCCCTAAGTATGGAAGATTTCTTTACAATCTGTGCAATGGTTTCTATTTCTAAGTTGTTCTTCTCTGCAAAATCTACTAGCGCGTCGATATAAGGAACGCCTCTTGATAATTGTCTAGAGATTTCATGGTGAATTTTATCTGGTGTTAGTGCGATAACGCCCATGGTGTCTCCTGCTGTTTTCTTTTTTGTCATAATATCCTATTATTATATACTGTTTTGGGTCATTTGTCAACCTTTATTTTCAGTATTTTGAGATAAAAAAATGGATCAGATATTTTACTACCTAACCCATCTATTATAACACAACTAAATGTGTTTGTCAACCGTTATTTTACTTTTCTTCTACGAAAGCGTAAAGTTCCTTAGCAATACCGATAACGTCCGCAGCTTTGACTTGTCTAGCTGGAACAGTTTTTGGTGTTTCTTGGTTGTTGTGATTGTAATCCATTACCTGATTTACTTTCCTATCAATGTTACGCTCGATTAAGTCTTGAGCTTGAACCAATAGGTTTGCACGGATCTCATATCCGGATTTTGTATCTGACATAATATACTCCTTTGTGTGTGTATGTTGTCTCTAGCAGCAATATTGCCACTATTACTATTTATTATAACACAAAAAGATTGGTTTGTCAACCCTTAGATGACTTCAAATAGAACATTGTCTACATACTGATCTTTGAGTTCTTCTGGTATACCCATAGCAAGGATTGAACTGTGTAGCATCTTGTTCATTTTTTGATTGATACAATATTTGTTTTGAGCTTCTTTTGTATTAACTTTATCATCTGGGAAAACTCTCATTAAGTTCTCTAGATAAAATTGTTGTAGGTTGATCGCTGTTTCGCATAACTGATCTAACTCTTCTCCAACCTTCACAGTACCAGCTGCCATCATATCTACT